GGTTTGTTTCTGCAAAGGTCTTTTAGTCGTTCCGTTTCAATTAGGACTGCGTATAGAATGTCCTCTTTTTGGATTTGCTCTTGGTAGCTTTTTAGTCTTTGCCCATATTCTGAAGCTGCTATAAGCATCCAGTAATCTGCTTTTGTTGTGGCTATGCCTGAGGGCTTATTTCTTGACTGGTATTCTATATAGAAGTTTCCAGTGCGGTAACATCCAAAATCAAATTTGACCTCTATCGTTCTACTGGATAAGAGTTTGCCAATTAGCATTTCTCCAAGCTGGCCCAGCTCAAGGTCATATTTAAAATCATTGTTGTAGTTCACAACTGGTACACCTTGACATTTGTATGCTCGCTGCTTCGGGTCAGCTGCCTTCCGTACTTGGCTGCCTCTACCTCATACTTAAAAACTCTTTGTAAGCCCTCAAGCCAAGTGTTCTCAGCAACCAACTTATCATATTGTACGATGTAGTTCATTTAGGGTACTGGCTGAATGTTAGCGTTGCGGAATGATACATTCCAGTCATGCTTTTTGATAAAGAGTAAAGCTTCTTCCATCGTTTGAAAGTCTTTTTCTCTCTGCTCCCATTTAGCAGCCCTCATTTTGCTTTGGTCAAAGTAGGTGTAGTTGACTCGGTATTTCATTTCTCGTTGGTGCTAAAGGTTTGGGGGGAACATAAATACCAACCAAAAACTAATCAAAAGCGTTCCCCCCTCCCCTCATTGTGCTATTTGGCGGGCAAGCCATCTGCGGTACATATGAGCAGCCATCGCGCAACGCTGGGGCTTGAACCTATAAGTAGGCTTCAGCCTAGCCATAGCTATGCGTATAAACTGCTCTTGCAATGTTTCTTTCATTTTAGTACACCTCTTAAAGTATAACTATCCAAATCATTGTGCATCTCAAAAAAGGTTTTGTAGTTTTTAATTCCTTCCTTGAGCCTTTGGTATCCTTTATTTAAAAAGGAGGCTTCAATGTCAAAGATGCCAATATCACAAGAGTCCTTGTCAATAGCTATAAACTGCATCGTATTAACATCAAAGAGGGTCGTGTATATAAAAGCTTGGATGTCGTAGCCGTATTTCTCAGCACTCCACTCAAAGCTATTGATTTCCCTTGTGGTCTTCAGGTCTGCTATATAGCCATACCGTTTATCGTAGATGTCTGCCTTTGCTCTGAAGGCATAGCCCTCTAGCATTTGCACTTGAGGAACTTCAAACTCTGAGCCGCTAAGTACACTTAACACTTGTTCGTTTCTTAGAGCTGCATCTACCAACCTCATATTTTCATCGTGTTCCTTTGCCGTGAGGGTTATTTTATTGCTCTTGGCCTTTCCCTCTTTAAAAGCTTTGGCTACACGACTCTGAACATTAACAATCTCAAACCTTTCATCAAAGAGGTGAGGCTCTAAAATCATTGTGTGTAGGAATGTCCCTATTTGAAGGGCAGTAGAGTTTTGCTCCTTGCCGTTTCTTACAATGTTATTGTAGCTCTTGGGGGATTTCTCCAGCAGCTTAATAGCTGAAGAGCTTAGCGCATTCTTTCCCAAGTGTCCGTAGTAGAAATCGTCATCTACCATTTTTTCCAGTAGGGCTGCCTTGTCCCACTGCTCACCGTTTAATAGTGTAATCATAATTCGTGATAGTCTTCGTAGTTGCACTCAAGGCAGATGCCATTGTAGTCAAGAACCGTGTAGCAGTATTCGCAGCGTTCAGGTTCTCCGTAGGGGTCAGGTGCGCCAAACTCAGAACACATAACTCAGGAGCTTAATGATTGCGAATGGGGCTAAGAAGAGGGCAGCTATCATAGCATAGCCAAAAGCGTAGGCTTTGTAGTCTTCTAGGGTTTGTGGTTTTTTCACTTTAGTGAGTATTTTGGTTTACTCAAATATACACACTTTGAACAAAAAAACAAATATGTTCAAAAAAAGAGGGCTATTCGCCCTCTCTCCAGCTTGTATAACAAACCGCTAGTCTTTGCTCTTGGTCAGGGAACTCCCCAGCTAGCTCACTCATGCAACGCCCTATAAAGTCTTGCTGGTCTTCTTGGGCTTGTGGTTTAGGAATTGGCATATCTCAAAAGTTTATATGAGTTTAATTCTTTCAGGTCTTCTAGGTGCAGCTTTGTTAGTACATCCTCTCTGCCCTCTCTTTGGTAGAGGTTTCGGTGGGCTTTGTCTTTGGTTACAAAGTCTGCACTTACATTTTCAATGCACCATTCCAAAAGCTCTTGCCTACGGATTACCACAAAACCACCCTCTTCAGCTATGTCAAAAGCTATAAACTCAGCCAGCCCATTAAGCCAACCCTCATCTCCTCTGACATTCTTGAACTCTACCCAAATGGTTTTGGGGTGACGGTTACCCTTGACATCCACCCCGTACCAATCGGCATCCTTTCTCTTCACCCAGTAATCTATGTGAGAGTAAATGTCTTCTTGGGCAGTTGCCTTTTTGACTTCGTAGGCTATTGCTTTGCAAGCCTCTATAAACCTTTTTTCAGCAAGGTCACCTTGTTGCCGTGAGTAGTTTCTGCGTTCCTTGCTGACCATTTTTTAGATGTGGTTTAGATGCTCTTCTAATAAAGATAACTTTATTTTTATCTCTTGTACTGCATCTCTCAAGTCATGAGAGGTCACAAGGGGCGTATTGATTTTCTGCTTGTAGGAGTTCCTAGCACTTTGGTACACATTCTTATAAAAATCTAAAGACAAGTCGCGGTGATGCGTTTGCCAGTAGTGGCAGATGGTACTATGCTTTCGGTTTAGGTTTCTACCCAGCTCTATGGTGGTGTAGTTATTCCGCAAAGCATTTACCACTGCCTTTCTAGCTAGGTTATTCATCATTGTTCTATCCTTTCCGCGAATGTCTACTTCAAAGACATCTTCCACTTCATTGATAACTTCATTTATAATGCTCATTTGAAATATCCGTTTTGGTTTCTGCTGGTAAATTTAATCTTTTCCTCTTTAAGGGCATTGTCTAGGTAGTCACCACTCACCTCAAACTTCTTTTGGTTTCTTATATCCTCCAGCACATAGTACCGATAGTGTATGTGGTGGGGGTCTTTGCTTTCATCACACCACTGCATCCATGCAGCTTCACTACATTTTTTGCAGAATGTCCACTGGTAATGAATGACCTTGTACACATCCTTTGTATCCTTGTTCAAAAGGAGGTCACCCTCCATCGTGTGGCTTATAGGTCTTGGGCGCATCGTTCAAGTTTTTTCTCTAGCTCGTCTACCATCTCTTTCAGCTTAGCCATTTCATAGGATTGTTTGGCATTCTCTAATCGTGCTTCATTGACCAGCCCATTTATTCTACGCTCATAGTCTATGAAATAGTCTAGGCAAGTGTTAATGTTATGTAGGTCTAGAATCCAATCAGTCAGGCTATCCCTTAAAAAGTCATTTCCGTTGGATAGGTTGTAAAGACCCTCCTGAACTGCGTGCAGCTTCATTTGGTGGCCTCTAATTATTAGCTCATTCATGCTGCTAGAAAGGGACATCGTTCTCCAGTTTTATAGTGTGATTCATCAAATTCTTTAATCCTATGGTAAAGCCCACATTATTTCTCTCGCTCCTAATCCGTATGGGTTTATCCATTGGCGTAGGTCTGCCTCCAGTTTCAATGTCCTTGACTTTCCGTATGTGAATATCAGTAAAAATCCAATCAGTTTCATGCTGGGTGTATCGGTGTACCACCGCAAACTCATCTGACCTATTGACAAACTTACCCCCACCTTCTACATCTGAAGCCATTGGGGGCATTGGGTGACCCTCATAATCATGCCCCTTTGAGTGCGTTCTCCTTAAAGCTTCCGTAGCTGGGTGGGTATTCAAAATGGTCATTACATTGTTTTTCTTGCAAAAGATTCTAATACGGCTGGTGGCCTCATAGTGGTATTCGTGGGTGCTGACCTTACCTAAAGATTTTTGGTTTATGGTGAGGCTATTGTATGGGTCTATTAGAAGTCCCTCAAAAGGCTCTTCATCATAAAGCTCTTGGCAAGTGTCTAGCAAGCTAAAGATGTCATAAAGCACATCGGTCTTAATGAATCTAAAATGTCCTAGCACATAGGCGTGAGCATCATAAAACTCAGAGTCTTGAGCCTCTCTTATAGCCTTACCCAGTTTAAACTCTATGAGCTTCCTCTGAAGACTGCCTACCTCATTCTCTGAAGAGAAAACCATCCACCTAGTACCATTCCTTAGGGTATGCAAAAGCATGAGGTATAAAATGGTGTGGGTCTTCCCCACATTGGCATGACCAGTAATAACGATAAAATTGCCTTGCTTAAATCTTAGGTAGTCATCAATCTCTTGGTGACCGAATTTGTTAGCCTCTTTAATTTTACCACTCCGTGCTTTCTCTAAATAGTCTAGAGCTTCTTGGGAGGTATAAAGGGCTTGGTGGTGCATAGGTACAAGGATAATTAAAAAACCCCTTCGTTAAAAGGGGCTTGTTATTAAAATGGTGAATCTTCACTGAAGTGGTCTTGGTGGCTTCTGCCTTTTGGCTCACCGCCAGTGACTACCCATAGGTATTCATCTACAAAGCTAGGGATTGACTTCATATCCATCTTCCCAGCCGCAATAAGGTCAATAGCCCCCTTGAATAATACACTGCGAGCTATCTGCTCAGACTGGTTAGAGCTTGGAGCTTTTGGTGTGCTTGTTGGCGCAGAGTACCCACCACCTCCATTAGTGCCAGCATACTGAGGCTTTTGGAGTTTTAGTGTGCCTTTCTCATTGAGTTCGTGAGATACCTCTTCCCCTATTGCAAAGCGGAAGGTGTCGCTCTTGGAAAATACCATGCCAGTAATTCCATTGTCAAGGGTTACCTCAAACTTATAGAGGTCACGCCAGTTGCCGTTAGGCTGAATGCTAGTAATCTTAGCCATTTGAATTGAGTTTTGAGTTAATAAAATCTAGGGTTTCGTTCTGAGCTTGCAAATAAGAGATAAAGTCATTTGTAGCTGCATCTCTCAATGCTTCTAAAGTTTTGACTCTATTCTCTAGAGCTTCAATCCGTGCTTGCTTGTAATCCACAAGCTGCTGCCATTGTGTTTCAGTGAGTGCCATTAGCTTTAAATTTTGGTTTCACCCAAAGGTAAACAAAAAAACTAATCGGCAAAGTTTTCTACACAAAAATTTCTTTCAGTTCAATTATGCAGCTTGTTTTCTCAAGGGTCTTGTCTACCTCCATCTTAATCTTTTGGAAGTATTTGGGGGAGTCATCCTCTAGCCCTCCCCACTTGTTAAAGGCATCCACCACAAACTTTACTGCCATGATGCAGTTATCTAAGTCCATGCGGTAATTGCACCTAAGAGATACCTCTAAGCCCTCGTAGGTGACTTTATCATACTGGTCTAGCTGCTCTAGTATTTGAGTATTCAATTCATCCTTGAGCCTTTTTCTAAAAGTCCAGTGCTTACTGGAGTAGAATTGGTTTAGGCTGGGAATCTTACTCAGTCTGATTTGGATTGTCCCACCCGCAACGCTCCGCAAAGTGTCGGTCAAGTCTTGCGATTTCATCTAGTATATCTTTTTCCTTGAGCTTAGCCTCTTGCCTTGCCTCTTTGGTGTTAGGGCAGTTGGCAAAGTTGCTAGCTGCTTGGGCTAAAAGATAGTCAATCTTCCGCTTCTTGGATTTGTTGGTATAGTACTGCCATTCCATTGGTTGAGGTTTTTGCGGAGCTTGAGTGGTTTTCAAAGTAATTGAAGTGTTGAGCTTTAGACCTTAGGTGTTTTAATTCAGTTTGGAGGTGGACAATAGCTTTCTCTATGTCTTCCTCTTTTGGGTTGTTGGGTTTATGCCCAGCCCTAAGCAAGTAAGCTATGGCTACTCCTAAGTTGTAACTATCCTCTTGGAAGTCTAGGACTACATCCATTGCCTCTATGCCTTTGTACTTACCCTTGTAATAGTCAGGGGTCTTGCTCATAGTGTTCTCCGTTATTTCCGTTCTGCAAGATAGCACGCATTCTCTTTTCTGCCTCTAGTTCTTCTTCATCAGTGTAATCCTCATAGTCATCCCAGTACAAAAATCTAAACTTGCTTTCCATAGTACTAACTTACTTACTTACTAACTTACTAAGTAATATACTAACTAACTAAGTATATTACTAACTAACCAAACTAAAGTAACTCCACCCCCCTATAATCCCCCCTCCTCTTTTTCTTTGCGTTTAAGGGCATATCTTTACCTCAGGTAGGTGAGTATACCTAAAATGTGTTTAATGCGCTTAGAACGCACCTAAATACCCTTAAAAGAGTTTATTGACCAGTCCCTTGACCAGCTCTCTGAACAATACCAAGAGGCACAAAATAGCAAGGCTCCACCCAATAACTCCTTCCCAGCTCCATTTTTTATTCTTTGGGGCTATGTTGTTTTGAATCTTAATGGTTTCAATACGGATGGTGTCAGGGGGGCATTCAGCTTGCACCATGACCTTCTTACCTTCCAGCCACTTTACCTCTACCTTTACTCGGTCTTGGTAAATGGTCGTGTCCTTTTGAATGGTCAGGGTGTCGTGCAGAACCCTCTCCTTTGTGACTACAACCGTGTCCCTTACAACTACACTCTCTAGGGCTGGTTTCGCACCACCGCATCCACTAACTCCCGCAAGAGTCGCACTCAGGGTTATCAATAGAGCAAGTCGGGTTAACGGGTACATCTTCCAAGTCATTTAGCCAATTTTCAAAGTCGCTCATAAAAGCCAGTCGTATTTTTCATAAACCTTAAACGAAGGGCAAGCCTTAGCAGCAAATTCATTGTGTCCGTGCAAAGTCATATCCCCATACTCTTCACGCAATGCCTTAATCAAATTGACCATTGCCGTTTCTTGTAGCTCAGTCATGGTGTCTTTTGGGGTCTTGCCATCTTTTTCAACCCCCCCGACATAGCAGATGCCTATACTGCCAGTATTCTGCCCACTGGTGTGCGCTCCTACTTTCTCAATAGGTCTGCCTTTGTGAATAGACCCATCCAAGTAAATAACAAAGTGGTAGCCAATATCTGACCACCCCCGCTTCAAGTGCCATTGGCGCATTGTTTCAACGCTAATATCCTGACCCTCTCTTGTAGCTGAGCAATGCAAAATAATTTTATCCAGTGGCCTCATCGTCCTTGTCCTTTGTATGGCTTCTTGTAATTCTTACTCAACTTAGTGCTAGAAGCCTTTTTAGAGTGCTTTCTGCGCTTTTTACTATTGGAGTGATAGGTTGTGTTAGATTGAAGTTTTGAGGCCATTAGAAACGATTTATTGCATCTTGTATTTCAAGGTGGTGGGTATGGAGTTTCATGTCAATACCAGCCTCCCACCGCCACACTTCTTCCCCATCTCTGAATAGAATCAAAGTAGGAACGCTTTTAATCTTAAACTTGTCCTTCATGTAAGGCTTTGCCTCTATGTCCACTCGGTAGAGCTTTGCACCATACAAACGACCCAAATCCTTGTAGCCGTTCTTTGTATTGAATCCAGCATTGAACTCAATTACGCTCTTGCCTTCGGGCTGGTAGGTAAATGACAAGAGTAGGAACGAAGCGACAAGCCAAGCCCTCATCTCAGTTCAAAGATTCGGTTCTCAATCTTGTCAAGCTGCGCCTTCATCTCCTCAATGTTTTTGGCGTTGGACATAATCGTAGAACGCACTAACTCATCTTTGAGGTCAAACTCGGTTCGTGATACTGCGGGTACGGGCAATTCCTTTGCGATTTGAATCTCTGCTTGTAGGTTGAAATACATACCCACCGCAATAGACAAACCAACACCCAAAGCAATGAGAGTTTTAATACTCACGCCAAGCATTGTGTCTTCGCCCAGTTCGGTAAACTTACCATTACCCTCGTATTGTTTCATTTTCTATCAGCGAATTTTTCAAGCCCAGCAATGCCGAAGCTCCCAAGCGTTACAAACAAAAAACTATTGTAGACAAACTCATTTACCACAAGGTCTTTGCCCATCCATCCCGTAATGATGTCAGCCAACATAACGAGAACCATAATAGCAAACGAACAAGCCCCTAAAATGGTTTTCTCATTGTAGGAGTTGTCCGTTTTGAATATCTCTACCCAACTCATTATTCAGCAGATGGCTCGGGGAACAATTCGGGCTTCTTGCTCTTGCAAGTTTCTACCCATTCCTCGCGGACTTTCTGCCCCCCCATAGCGTGTACCCCCATTGGTTGACACCACACCTCGTATGTGCTGAACGATGTCGTAAGGGGTTCACCCTTCCAAAGAATGTCCACACTATACTTGTCGGAATAAGTGGCGGGGGTTGTTTCGTTCCCTTCCTCGTCATAAACGGCGGGAGTGGTTACGAGGTTT